ACAACTGGTGTTCCATCACTTTGTTTTTTTCCAGTATCTTTTATAACAGAAAATTTCTTCCCTTTTTCCGTTGGGTTCCATTTTTTTCTGTTTTTGTGATCCCTGTATTCAAATTGGAAACCTTGATCCTGTAAAGTTTTGTTAACTTTTTGGCCTGACATATTTAATAGCTTTCCTATGTCCGATGGGGTATATTCAATTTCTTGCTTTTCTGAAATCAAGGATTTTGCATCAAACATTTCAAGGCAATCGACTCCTGTTATTTTCTTTGTTGCTGCATTAGCTGAAAATATCGCCTGGTTGCCTTTGAAAATAGTTTTAGCTATTGATAGAGCGGCTTTGTATTGTTTGGAAATTGGTATTAGGTCTGGGATTTTGTTGTTAATTGAATATGAACCTGTTTTTCTTATTTGGGGGAGGACTTTATGTCTTATCCAACGGCTAAAATTTTTGGCTTCAGTTTTTTTTGATTTTATAATTAAAGCATAAAGGCCTGGTTCACTTATAATATTTCTTTCTGGACCACCCTCAGTAATTCTTAGGGTGCTTTTTTCATCTTGATCTAAATTCTTTATCGCTTCAGATGGATTTGATAATTCCAAAACATCGCATACATCTGTTACTACAAACCATGGATCTTCATTTTTACCAACAATAGTTCTAATTTCTTTTTTTCCGTAATTAAAAGGAATGATTTGATGCATAAATACCTCCTCTGCATTTAAAGTATGTGGAGGCTTCCAAAAACTTGACAGGATGTAAAAAATGATGGTATAAATATCCTATCAATTTCTGGAAAACTCCAGTGTTGATTATCCCTGTTTAGCGTGTGCCCGTCAAAGCTTTGGCTAAACAGGGATACTTATTTATAGCTTTCTAATTTTATTAAATTTCATTATTCCTCATTTTTTTATTTCTTATCAAAATATCTTGTTTGACTTAAATGATTTTCAAATTTATATATTTGTGGTAATATTGTGTTAAGATAATGCCTCAAACTTTCAGTTATTAATTGAGTCATTGTTATATTTAAAAAAGATGCTGCTTCTTTGACTTGTTTTTTAAAAATTGGGGTAGCTCTGAATCTTATATTATTATCTTTCATTTTTGTACCTTTTATATAGATTAATGGTAGGAATATTGTTACTACAATAAATATTATGCGTCAAGAAAAAAAACAGCAAGGGCGGCCAAAAATAAAAAATCCAAAAAACGATGTAATTCGTTTTAGAATCACACCAGATGACAAGCAAGAACTGCAACAAATTGCAGAATCTAAAGGGATTTCAATGTCTTCATTAATTGTAATGTGGGTAAAAGAAAAAATTTCAGAAGAAAGATCAAAACCACTCTAAGAATTAGATTAATAACCCAACTTAAAACCAATCAAAAAAACCAAATTGTCAAAGAACGATTAAAATTTATATTAAATTATCTTGTATAGTTATACTAATTTTTTAAGTACAATTATACAATATATAGAAAAGTTCTTGACAAGACGTAAATGTAGTGTTAGATATTTTTTTAAAACTAAGCATAAAAAAACTCCTTTTAATATTAAATAGTTATTAAAAGGAGTTCGCTCCAAAAAAAATCTTGGGAACGAACTTCCCTCTAATGAGCCTGTGTAATGAGATCCTGGAAGATATGCATTGCACAGGTTTTTTATCTTTAAAAACAAAATGTTATAATATTTATAATTTTTTAATTATTTGTGAAATATGATCATTCCCCCTTCATCTCAATATTAAATCATCTTTTTGTGAAAAAACAAATTGTTATATAAAGAGCAAATATTTGTCAAGAGATTTTTGGCATTTTGTTATAATTTTTTTAGTACAACTTTTCTTAAATCTTCTATTTACTAAGATAATAACTTGATTTTTTTGACAAATGGTAATACTTTTACAAAACAATTTGATCTATTTATTTACTTAAATATTTTTTTTGCGATAGCGACATTAATTTGATATGGTTACTACTGATTGAACATATGTACCATAATCTTTTGAATTTATAAGGTAAATACTTTGGCAAGCAAGCAACACCAAAACATAAATGGTTTCACATAAATATTCTTTAGATGGAAGAAAAATGAAACACACAACACTTTTTATGATAATGATCCCTTTTTTTGTGTTAGGAAATGTAAGTTCATTTGCCGAAGAAATCGAACTACCCTTGGCGACGGGAGAATGGCCACCTTATACTTCTAAAAAAATAGAGGGTTATGGATTCTGTACGGAAATCGTATCAGCAATTGTTCACGAAATGGATATGAAACCTAAATATTACTTTTATCCCTGGAAACGAGCAGAAAATGTGACCCGAGAAGGGAGAGTATTAGGGGCATTTCCCTATGCTGTGACAGAGGAAAGAAAAAAGGAATTTGATTATTCTGATCTCATCATGGAAAACAAGACAGTGTTTTTTTATAATAAAAAGCACTTAAATCAGAAACCAGTTTGGATAACATTAAAAGATTTAAAACCATTTCGGATAGGAGGGGTGATAGGATATAGTTATACTTCAACGTTTACAAAGGCTGGACTGAAAGTTCAGTATGTTCCCTTAGATGAGAACAATGTGGGAAAACTCTACTTAAATAGAATTGATCTCGCCGTGATGGATCTGCTTGTTGGATGGAACTTGATTAGAGAACTATATCCCAATGAGATAGATATATTTGGGACATTAGATAAACCTTTAGATACAGGCAACTCACACCTCATGATATCAAGGAAATATCCAAATGCTAAGCAGTTACGTGACAGGTTCAATCAAGCATTGAAACGGATAAAAGAAAGGAATCTATCACAAGATTTTTAAAAAATACGGTATTTAAAAAGGACAACTTCTGCTATATAACCTAACTCAACATCTTGAAATTTAAGTCAATATACAATTGACCTATCAACACTATTGCAAAAAATAATTAATTTCAGGACATAAACTTATTATATTTTTTATTCCAACAACATATTGCATTCAATAGATTTTTTTGTTATTAAAGATTATTATTTAATTTCATAAAAAATGGGGGATCATGAAAAAACTAACCTTACTCATATTATTATTTCCATCAATCATATTTTCTGCAGAATTAAAAATAATGTCCTGGAATCTTCAGGATATGGATATTTTCGATGGAAACGGAACGAAAAGGTTACCGCTTCAGTATAAAAAAGAACTTGCCATTGCATCAACAATTAAAAACGTTAATCCTGATGTTTTATTGATCCAAGAAGCCCCTAACTTTATCGAAATAAGCTATTTTGTTAAGACAAATAGATTAAATTATGAGTTTGCTCATGTTAGGCAGCAAAAGAATAAAAGATTTGCAGATGGTATGGCGGTTTTAATTAGAAAAGGACTGCCATTTGATGAGATCAGATTGGAAACACCAAAAATTCCCGGCAGTCATAGACCAGAAAAAGCGCGGTATATGGATTGGAGCTATAGAGGTCTTCTTGTTACAAAGGTTAAAAGAGCAAACATAATTGGCGTTCATTTAAAAAGTCCAGGTGGAAATAAAAGAAAACACAAAGAAGCTATCATCAAAAGGTTATCCCAGGCCAAAGGTTTGTTCATGTATGCTAATTCTTTAGCTGGAACTACTATTATCGCGGGGGATTTCAATGATGCACAAGGCATTGGGGAATTGGAAAGAAAATATAAGCAAAAGGATACCATGAGTGTTTTTAAACGTGTATTTAAAATAGCTAAAGGGCGTGAATATACACAGAAACAAGGTTTTAATATAGATCATATATTAGTTAAGGATGGGACTGTTTCTGATAGGAATGTTGTGATTACACCTTGGACTATCAGTGATCATCGGGCTGTTTGGGCTGATGTGAGGTATTAAGTGATGATTATTATAAAAGAAAGCAACCTAAAAACCAAATTCTACAAAGGCATAGGCTACATGGAAAAAGCCTTAGCCAAACTTGATGTGATACCTGAAAAATTCAAGGCTGATTTCAAAAGAAGAAATGAGAATATTCTTAATGATCGTAGGCTTTGCATTCAGTGCAATGGTACTGGGGCTTTTTTTGATGGGGAGCTCAAAGATTGTTATAAGTGTGATGGGAAAGGATATTGAAAGAGACTATATGAAACAGAAGAAATATATATTTTATTTTGGGTGTATTTTTGTTATTATTGTATTCTTGATTTTATTTTTTAATACAAGGTCATATGTTGCGATGATTGATGACCTTAATCAGCAAAAACTTGAACTGGTGAAAAAAAATTATATACTAAAAGCAGAAAAAGACATTAAAATTCTTGAGATAAAAAAAATAAAAGAAAATTTAAATGATTGTATGAGTCAACAAAAAAAGGGGTAATTATTCATGACCAAAGCTGAATTAATATAAAAAATGCTTTGATTTATTATCAGATTTTGATAAGAATCGCATCAAAAAGGGAAAGAGTTCTGATATGGCTTTGAGAGCTACTTTTGATAAGATTTATGATGAGAAAACATGAAACGTAAATGAAAAGATTTTTTAGACTAAATATTATGAAAAATAAATTATTTTTATCAGCAATATTGTTTATATTTCTTTTTATCAATTCATCTTTTGCTGCAATATATGATGACTTTGAAGATGCGGTTGAAGATTTATCTTTAAAAATTGCTAAAAGAGCTGAAAAAAAGGCTAAAAAAGGTTCAAAGGTAGCAATTGTTGGTGTTGTTGAAAATAGATCAAAACAAAAGTGGGAATTAAGTGGTCAAATAGAATCTTCTATTATCGATACATTAAGTAATTCCGATCATTTTCAGGTGTTAGAACGTGACCGAATCGATGCTATTGAAGAAGAATTATATAAACAACATGCAAATGTTTTGTTTGATAATAAGACAGCTAAAAAAATTGGTTCATTAGCTGGTGCTGATATTGTTGTAACAGGTTCGTTTGAAGAATGGGGTAATAATCTTCTTAAAATCCGATTAAGAATCATAAACATTAAAACTGGAATTGTTTTAGGTTCTGGTAATGTCAAGGTAACAACTGACAGAATAAAGCCCTTTTTGAAACCTATTACAGGTCAAAAAATAGTAAAAACAGAACCAGTTCCTGAAAAAGAAGAACCATTACCTGAACCAGAGATAAAAGAAGAACCTAAGCCAGAAGTTAAGCTAAAAGGAAAATTTTTCATAGAAGTTGAACCACAAAATGCAAATATAAGAATACTGAATATAGGGCCAACATTTCATCAAGGAATTGAGCTTGATGAAGGAAAGTATCATGTGGAAGTTTCTGCATCAGGATATAAGACTAAAAGGAAATGGATTGCTCTTAATCCTGGTGAATCAAAGAGTTTGATATTTAGTTTAAATAAAAAGCCTATTCAAAAAATTGTTAAATCTGCCTCCAGAAAAGGTAATACCTGGATTGATCCTATATTGAGCGCTAAGTTTGTTTATATAAAACCTGGAAGTTTTATGATGGGAAGTCCTTCAAGTGAATCAAAAAGAGAGGATGATGAAACTCGACATAGAGTTACTTTAACAAAAGGGTTTTATATGCAGACAACTGAAGTAACCCAGGGTCAGTGGAAAAAAATTATGGGGAGTAATCCATCTGACTTTAAAAGCTGCGGTGATAACTGTCCAGTAGAAGATGTATCCTGGTATGATTCCAAGGATTTTATTCAGAAATTAAATCAAAGAAGTCGGGGGAATAAATATCGCTTGCCAACTGAAGCTGAATGGGAATATTCTGCAAGGGCAGGAACAACAACACCATTTAATACAGGAAAATGTTTGTCAACAAGTCAGGCAAATTATGATGGTAATTATCCTTATACTGGATGTTCAAAAGGTGAATATAGAAAAACAACTGTTTCGGTTGCAAGCTTTTCACCAAATGCTTGGGGTTTGTATGATATGCATGGAAATGTTTGGGAATGGTGTCAGGATTGGTATGGAGAATATCCAACTTCATCAGTTACTGATCCAACTGGTCCTATATCTGGTTCGTTCCGAGTTCTTCGGGGCGGGAGTTGGCACGACTACGCTCGGGGCTGTCGGTCGGCCAATCGGTACGGCAGCTACCCGGATTTCGCCGACTACCGCATAGGCTTTCGGCTCGCTGTTTCCCCAGGTCAATGAGCTCAAGTAAAGCAAGCAAATAAAAACGGAGTGCGGAATCGAACGATTCAGACGAGTGGAGGCGGAGGGACGGAGCCGGAACTGGCTGGATCGCTTCGATGGAGCACGGAGTGTCCAGAAACGTAGCGTATATTTTTATATAAAAATTAATGACATAGGAGGGAAGATGACAAAAACAGAATTAATCGCAAAAATGGCAGAAGATGCCGAGATTACTAAAACAGCAGCAAACAAAGCGTTAAACTCATTCATGGACGGAGTAACAAAATCTTTGAAGAAAAAGAACGGGAAAACCACTCTTGTTGGATTCGGAACTTTTGTTAAGAAAAGAAGAAAAGCACGTAAAGGCATGCACCCACAAACTGGAGAAGAAATTAAAATTCCAGCAAAGAATGTTTGTAAGTTTAGGCCAGGAAAGGCATTGAAAGAGGCTATGGGAAAAAGATAATACAGTTTAGGATTCCAATCATCCACGAAAAGCAGGCACCCTCCCCCCGTTTGTTTTTTGAGATTGGAATCCTAATAATTTTTTTTGGAGAAATTGAAAATTTAAATGAGAAAAAAATATTCAATAAAATTCTTAGAGAAAAGTTTATTAAGAATAGCAATTGATATTCCACATATTGATAAAAAATATGTTGCCTTTGAAAGAGCTGAGATTTTAACCAACGTGATCAGAGAATATGGCCAATACATGCCTGAAAATGAATTTGAAGAATATTGCAAGTATTATAAACGCAAATTAAAAAGCCAAATGAATTGAAAATATTATGACTAAATTACAACTTATAGAGCGTTTAAAGCAAGAAGGCGATATCACCAAAGAAGAAGCTGTAACTATTCTGGAAATCTTTTTTGATTCCATGGCAGAAAGTTTAATCAGAGGTGAGCGTGTAGAGATTCGTGGTTTGTGTTCTTTCTTTATTAAAGAGTATGACGGCTATACTGGAAGAAATCCTAAAACTGGTGAGCATGTTAAAGTTAAGGGTAAGAAATTGCCATTTTTTAAGTGTGGTAAAGAATTAAAAGAAAGAGTAGATAATAAATCGTAAGTAACTTATATTTTAACAGTTGACATAACTAAAATTAGAGGGATGGATTGTTCATTAAATCAACACTGAATTTTGAAGCAAAGAAAGTCCAGATAGTGGCAAGGATGTTAGTCTTTATTTCTGACTTATTTTAGAATCCAGCAAAATCAAAATCATGAATTAAAAAAATGGTGAACAATTATGAAAAATTGTATAATTTTATTGTCATTGCTCGTTATCTACAGTTTCCCATATGCCGCCAAAGCAAATGAAGCGATTTCCCATGATGTGATAAATGTTGCGGTTACACATTTACCGCCTTACAGGATTGTTAATGGTGATCATGTTGAGGGCATTTTTATCGAAATCCTGGAAGCCATCTTTCACCCTATAAATTTGAAGCTAAAGTACACTATTGCACCATTCAAGCGGTGTTTACATGAATTGAAATATGGTAATGTTGATATGTATATAGGGTTGTTCAAGCGACCTGAACGTGAGGAGTTTGTTTACTTTATTGAACCGCCTTTTCAGAATAAAACTGTAAAATCCTTTTATCTTAGAAAAGGTGAAGGTGACAGAATTAAGCGGTACGAAGATCTATATAACTTAAAATTAGGGGTTGGAGTTCGATTGAAGTTTAAAACGTTTCCGAGGTTTGATGAAGATAATAAAATTATAAAACAAGAGGTTCGGACGGACGAAATGAATCTTAAAAAACTTGAAGCAGGTCATATTGATGCATTTGTTCAAACCGAGGAAGTGGCTGAATATTTAATTACCACTCTGGGATTTACGGGGAAATTTGAAAAATCTGTTTACACGTACGACAAGCCCAATCCTGCCTATATTGCGGTTTCAAAAAAATCGCTCTTCATGAACAGAATAGAAGAGATAGAAACGGCCGTTAAACAATTTGTGAAATCTGGAAATGTGGATAAGATCAAACAGAGATACTTTAAAAAATTGAAGGATAACAATTAGAAATGAAAAGGCGTATAGCTGCTATATAACTTCTTAATATTATTTATAAAATAGTGATAGCTGAGGTGACCAACCTTCACTTTCTATCAGCGGACCAAAAAATATCCGGATTGCTTCACCGTGTTGTGATTCCGCTTAGCGTATAAAATTGTTCCGTTACTATCCCGACCCAAGGAGGTAAAAAATTGAAAAGTCGAAAAGAAATTATTGGAATCACAATTATATATTTTATATTAAACGTTATTGGATGTACGAACAGCGATGAAAATAGTTCCGCAAAAAAATATGTAGGCTATTGGGAAGGATTAGAAAATAACATATTGGGTGAACCCTCGGCTTATCAGGTGAGTATTTTTGAAAATGGCACGGTTCATGTAAATAGAAGGCGGGTTTCGGGTGGCTGCGGTGGTGGATATAGTGGCCTTGGAAAATGGACAGAAAATACTTATTATGACGCCCCATCAGATTCAATGAATTTAACAATAGGAATTGAATTTTTAACAGAAAATACGGCGAAATTTAATTTACAACATGACCAAGCCTGCAAAAGAATTGAAAATGGAAATCTAAATAAGGTGCATTCGACACCCTTAGAAGCTGATAAGATGAGTTTTATATATTCACAAAACATTAACAATTCCGATTACATCGCTACTGAAATATGGTTATCTATCGCAGATGATAAAAAAGGAGATGGTATATGGATACTTAAAAAAGATGCAGATGATAATATCAAAATTGATGGAAAATGGTATTATGATTATCAGGAATGGGAAATCAGATGTCCGTTTACAAATGCATGGTTAACAATATCGGAAACAGCCATTTCTTTCTCTGCTACAGGTACTGCGTCGGCAAACGATGCACCTTCAGGGTATGATACATCACCATTTACGTTGAATGTGTTCGGTACAGTAGAAAATGAGGAAGCCTATGGAAATTACTCTTTTACATTTTCAACATATGGATGGCCTTCAACATATTCTGGTTCATGGACTGCTACAAAATTAGAAGGTAATGGTATTACATTCGGATTTGGGATTGAACCAAGCAAATCATTTTAAGCAACTGATTATAAAATAAATTTACAGTAAAAACGATAGTAACATGGTCAAGGCCCTGTTTAAAATCATTGTCAAGACATTTTTTCAAACAATGCAAAAATTACTTCGACAATGGAATTTCATTTTTTTTGTATCCCATTTCTGTTAAAACGTTTATACGATAGTTGTTATAGGCTTCTACGGTGTCACTCCTAAAAATTAGATACTATCTGTAATCATTGACAAATTTATCATTATCGATCTTTATAATCATTAATACCTATGATTAAAGCTTTATAATCACCAATCTTACCGCTCTTATGGCTTAAATTCTCTATTCTTTTAAGTTTTAAACCCCGCTCTGCATAAACATATGAAATAAGAATAAAAGGAATTAACAAAAATGAAATAAATATTAATTTTAATTTCATAACAACCGCCCCATTTTTTTTGTTGATGGATGGACTTAAATATAAATTAAAAGTATCCAAAAAGCAATTTTAGAATTTTTATACTCCATGGAACGATAGGGTATAACAGTAAAAGTCGAATTGATAAGGGTTTAATAAAAACAGAAGTTAAATTTATTGGATTTGAAATCGTTGATCTTAAAGTGAGGAAAAGTTATTCCTTGTATTTACGCACACTAGAAGGACGACTTCCGAACCACCATGCAGTAGCCAATGACGTCAAAGCTATCATTTGAAAAATTATATATTTTAAAATTTCCAACAATTCAGCTTTCGGCAAATCCTCAACACCATCAACCAATTCCCAAAAATAGTATGTCAATAATGATGTTATCGTAAGCAAATATACTGTAATAATCGGCCTCATAGCCCCTTTTAAACCATCAATAACCTTAACACCTGTCTTAACCCTTTGAGATTTTAAACTTTCTGTAAACGCGCTTAATTCCGCCTCTTCAACCCTAATTTCTCCCTCAATTTGGGCTTTTTGCATTTTTTTATCTGCAACCGCAAGTTGGTGTGAGTTTTCAATTTCCAGTTCTTTGAGACGAAAATCCATCATTTTAAGTTCGCGTTTATACTTTAATTCCTCAACCTTGCGCTCATTCCATTTTGTTAAAAATGAACCTACCATTCCAATGATTGAGCCTACGCCTGAAGATGAAAATATGCCTAAAATTATATCTAACATCTCAAAATCCCTTCAAATAATGATTAAAGAAAAAGGTTGTCTTTCCAATATTTCGACAAACTCGAACAAAGCCGTTTTAGAGTTTAAAACAGCTGGCTGGTCAATCAGATAGCCTTTTCTCTTGCCAATCAAAATACAGCCGTTTGTATGATCAACAACATTTCCATTATGTATTAAAATTCCACCCCTGCCTGGAACATCCTTAATCCAATAAATATCTTTATATTTCCCACTTGCTGATTCTTTTAAATATTCAGCTTGATATACGCCTTTAGGAATACAACTTATATTTCTTCGATTATCCCTCCATGGATTTTCTAAAGTATAAAAAGAAACACTCTCAACATACATAACCCCAATTATGCAGCTTTTATAATAGTATTTTCTTTTTAAGATTAGTTCATTCATGATTCTTTTCGTCTTTCGCCTTTTCTTATTATTACAGACGATTTTTTGCTTGCCTCTATTATATTTTTTAGATTGATGTAGAGTTGTTCTAATCTTTCCGGCGCAAAAGGAGGGAACACTATTTGTACAACAATCTTATTTTTTGCAAGTGACTCAAGTACAGCTTTTCTAAATGCATCACAAAAACTATCATTCAGCCTATTGATATCCATAAAATTAAAAGTCACTGTGTGACAATTATTCTTCCTTTGATTTTCAATTGCTTCTAAAATTTGAGAACAAAACCAGTTTTCATCAGTGATAAACCATATGCCTTCTAAGTTATGCGACATGGTGGAATTCCAATGAACTTTTTCCGCAAATATATTATCCAGATCAGTTTCGGGAATTTTTGTGAAATATTTATCTTTGATATATTTAGGTAAAACCTTAATGCCGAAATTAACTAAATTGATTCCAATAAACATAGCAAAAACAAATAAAATAGAACCAAAATCTTTTCCTGAATATATCTTTAGTAAATTTATTATATGTTTTACTTCAAATTCCATAATGCTTTTAAATTAGAAAGCCCTCTAAAAAATTGTTTCCAGTGCGAATACACGATTGCTATTATTGCCATCAGGATGGAAAGTTTTATGATTATGATAATAGTAAAATTAATATTTTCAGCGTAAAACTGATGCATATCAGCCCCATCATAGAGAATAACAATATCTCCCCATTTTTTTTTATTTAGACTTACCTGGGCACTAGCTATGTAATACTTTTTGTCCGTGATAGGATCGCAGTATGTCCTTCTATTAAGATCAATAGATTTTCTCAGTTTTGGCCAAAAAGCACATCTTCTTGATAACTTTAAATCTTTCGCAATTGGCACATGAATCAAGCCATTATTTAGCGTTCCTATCCATGGGACATATCCTTTTGAATCAATTGCTAAACATATGGCTATCGAGGAGTCGCGCGCCCCTATTTCCATCAAACGTTGACCAATTTTATTTGAAAATATATTTTCTGTATATTTTGTTTTGTAACGATCTATTATTGTATGTTTTCTGTCGAATTTGCCTATTACTAACTTTTTATACGAGCCCTCAAATTCATAAGGTTTGATAGGTAAATAAACCTGATCAAATATAATTCGATGGTTCTTAATCAATACCCATTCTTTTAGGTGAATCGCCTCAGATTCAGCGTTTGATTTTTTTAATTCATGATAAAGCTTTTCAGTCTGCCCTTTAAACAAATTAAGGAGCGGTAAAGTTACAATCAAGGCAAACACCAGAAATTTTAATGGTAATTGGTTGACTTGGTATATATCTTTAAATATTTTTATCATTTTTTAAATTTTAGAAAGTTTATCAAAAAATGAATCTCCAACTAACTGATTATAAAAGGGCTTTGGCTGATCTTTAATCTTATCAATCATATGATAAGGAGACTCTGGCGATAATGCGGTCTGGGAATACAGCCACCAACCGTCAAAGTGTCTATCAAGAATTTTTAAATACTTGAAAAAGTCATCTTCTGTAAACCTCTCCAACCAAGCGCCTGCAATATAATTGGCTTTCCTTTTAAGTATGTATTTATTAAACCAAACCCATTTTTTAATCTCCCATCGTTTCATCCATAGAGAAAACCAGCTATATTCGGCCATCGGGTACGTTTTTTCTATGAAAACATTACACGTTGAAGGAAACTTATCAAACGTCCATCCTGAAGTGCTTATTAATTGACCGTTTATCTGATCTTTTGATAGGTGTTTTTTAAATTGATTATGAAATATTTCCCATTGATTTTTTTTAGATCTTTTCTTGCACCTTTCGCATTTACATTTATATTTTGGTTTCAGTTTCGATGCGTTAAGATTTAACGCGTGATTTTTTAAGCTGACTTTTTCGCTATCTACATATTCAAATTCATAATTGGCATAGTTCTCCATATCAAAAATGAGATCAGCTCCGTATTCCTTTGCAATTTCACTCCCTCTTTTTATTCTACTTTCATAATCCTTTGAGTTGTAAAGACATGGAGTTCTTTTTTTATATTCCTTTCCATCGAAAAACTGTTGATCTTTAGGCAAATCAACCCAGTATTTATGGGGGATTATACACAATAACAACTTTACGTCTTTGTCTTTGTAATATTCCAATAGTTCTATTGTTTCTCGATATGTCCCGTACTCACGGTAGCTTGTCTGGTCTTCTTCAAAAGATAGATTCTGATTCGGAATGATTAAAGTATTTATTCCAGCTTCAATACATCGATCAATGTAATGATAGTTTGGCCACAATATGTATAACCCTTTAATTTTCATTTTTTTATCCTTTTTTTGCCTTATGTTTTTACCTTTGTGGGCCGTTATATATTTCATCCGGAGGAGTAAAGCCTCGACAATACAGTATAATATTGCCGTTATTAGTGTTATCCCACCTTAACTGAATTGTTCCTGTGCTGTCTGATGGTACTGTAGTCATTACGTCACATCTGACATAGTTTGATCGTACCACACCAAACGATACTCCATTTTCAGCCGATCCTTTGACCCTATAATAGCCTGTGGTGGAACTATTTCCATAATAACCGTAGAATCTAACACAACATAATGCATCAAACAGAGGCACACTTAAAGTGTAATCCGTCCATGTGTTACCAGGCGCGGCAGATATATTAGCTACATCTTTTTCGAATTTAACTTCTCGTGTACTATTGTAAAACTTTAAAATATTGCTGCCATTGTCTGTAAAAATCGCCCCTATACATCGCCAATCTGTATTAGTACCATGATAATAACCAACCTTATCTATATCTCGAGCTGGCGCATCTGTTGAATACTCAATTTCAGTAGCTGTTATTGTATACCCAGAAGCAGGGGGTTTAATATAAATATAATACCAAGAATCTGCCGTTAAATCCGTTAATTGCTTTGCTATTTGAGATTGGATCGTATAATATTCTTCAGATGTATCTCCTTTAATATGTGCAGAACCCGGATTTATATAGATCTCGTCAGCATCTTTATACTCAACCTTTATAGATTGAGCACCCCGATTAAAAACCTCTTTTGCTTTTATTTGTGTAAATCCGGTATAAAATTTTTCATTCAATACAAACCCATGCGCATATACCCAGATAGAATCGGTCGAACTTTCGCTATATTTTACTTGAATATAGCCAGAGCTATCGCAAACGAATTTCGTAGTCGTTTGGGTACCGGCCGGATTACTACCTTGATATCCTAAAAAAATCCCGCTGCTATCTGTGCCTTTTTTTCGCCAATACGCAGTATTATTTGAACTGCTATACCGATGTGTCCACGTGGTAGCAATGCATATAGGACTTACGGGAGGGACTACGAGTTGATAATCTGTCCATGTTGTTGATGGCTTGCAATTTACACCACCAATTGATATATTCCACAGGATTTCATTAACAGAATAATCATATTCTATTATTTCGCCCGAGTCGTTAGTTCTTATTATCCCTATACATCTCCAGTCTGTATTAGTATCATGATAATATCCATAATCATACTCGATTGGCGGTGTTGTCGAATACTCAATATCAACAGCTTGTATGTGCCCTTCGGATGGTACCTTAGCGTAAATATAATACCAGGCGTCCGAATTTGGGTTGCTTAGAGCTTTATTGAACTCTGATCTCACTTGATATATATCATCATAACTACCAGATTTAATATGAACGACGCCTTGGTTAACCTTGATAGTACTTGCATCTACATATTCAACTTTTATAGACTGAATACCAACTGCCTCTGTGCCCCGTGGTTCGGGAAGATCTACTTTTTTTAAAGCATAAACTTTTACGTATCCAGAAATGTCACCCGATCCCGTGAGCGTTATATTCATTTTAGTTACCGCATCAGTTGCATTCCAGCTACTTATATACTTATACCACGCTGTTGAGAAATCAGAAGCAATTCTAGAAGATTCGCAAACCACTATTCTTTTCAAATCTTTTTTTAGTTGCAATCTAGATTGAGAAAAATTATGGGTTGAATTTGGGGCTGCTGCGCCAAGGGAAGCTGCACCCCCTGTTGCTGTATCCGTACCGTCTCCATAATATTTATATTTATAATTATTAGCAGTATCTCCATTAAAATTTAATGCTAAGCCTCTCCAATTGCTGGTAGGATTATCGTACGCTGCTTCTATAATTATATCAGGATAGGCTTCCCCATCTATCTCTATTGTTTGATCAAACCCGTCCGTTAATTCATATTCACCTACTACTTCGTAAGCTTTAAAATTAGATGGTATAGCAGTAGACACAGGGAGATTTACTTTTTTGAATTTGTATACTCTGATAGTTCCTGTAATAGCGACATCTGTGAATATCCTCATCTTAGTAACTTCATCAGTCGTATTTTTCCATGCTGTTCTATAACTCAAGTGGTGATAATTTGAATTTATATCGTCAACAGCTACTGTGTTGGAAAGACACAATCTACGCTGACCTGATTTTAAGTATACTTTTGAATTCCCTGCGATATGCTGATTTGCATTGCTCCAGTTTACATACATACAATTTATGTCTGATTCTCCATGCTGAGCGTTTGCAGAATCATTATATTCGCCTAAATAACCTGAACGATAATTAGCATTGCTGTCATCATTAAATTGTATTGCAAAAGTCGTGTCTGCTATTCCTGAGATGTACGAATACTCTATAAATAATATCTCGTCGACGTTTTCTCCATGCAGATTTGTTAACGTTTCATCCAATATTTTATTATTTAATTCATATTCTCCTACAATTTCATAAGCTTTAAAATTTGTTGAAACACCGCTGTCACCACCGCCCCCTGATCCCTCAGGAATCGCCCAATTTCCTTCACCGTTTAGGAACTCGGCAGGTAAGCTAGATAATTTGGGCAATAGTCCATGCGCCGATTGCGAAGCGTCTAAATCAGTATTATCATCAGGAGCGTCTAAATCGTCTAATTTGATTGCGTCAGAGCCTCCAGAATGATGATTTGACCCATGGGTTATACCTGAGTATAGGGTATTATGATTATGTCCAATAACGGCCAAATTATCCAGTAATGAATTAATTTCTGATTCTAAATAGTACCTGTCATCATGATTGTGACCAGTATCTTCTTTATTAGACATCTGAGTGTCTATTTCTGTTTCTGTGTAATATCTATCGTCATGCGAATGAGGATCATCAGATTTTTCGGCTAATAAATCGTCAATTTCAGTCTCTGTATAATATAGATCATTATGATCATGCGAACTAATCGGGTTCGACCAATTGCCCAAGCCATTTAAAAATTCATCTCCGTTCCCGGACAGTTTAGATAGTAAGCCGTGTCCTGAAACAGAAGCGTTTAGATCGGTGTTGTCATCAGGAGCTAAACAGTCATCAAGCTTTGGTATTCCACCACCGCCTCCGCCCTGTTCTAAATCATCAACGCGGGTTTCAAGATCCAAGGTTGTTGTACGTAAGACTTCTAACGCTTCCCTTGCAAGTTTTTCAAATCTATCTGTGTCGGGTATTGGAAATACTGGGATAGTCATTATTTGAGTTTCCTATATACAAAAAATGTATTATTTCCTATTATTTCAAATCTATAATTTTTAATTTCGTCAAATTCCAAAAGATCGGATTCAAAAAATCTGTAACGTCCGGGTTTAAGGTTAGGTACAGTTTTATATTGAATTGTTGCGACGCCTTTTACAAAGGATATTTCAATTAAATCTTCTATTTTGTTAGACGATTGGTTTATTATAGGGACTAATTTTGAGAAATTTGCTTTAAGTGTTTTTGAATCATATTTTTTCTTTTTCTGTAAAAAAATATTAATGATTATTGTGTCTTCACCGTCATTTTTGATTTTATTATTTTCCAGGTTGATATTTGCGGTACCTATATTTTTAGCATAACAATCAAAGTCACTATTTAGAAAATTATTAATATCAGCTTCAGTTCTTACCTGAACCCAGGGCGCTCCGTCTAAAACCCCACATTCAATATTATTGCTAAGAGTTCTTAATTTTTTTCGCGTTTCAAAAGGCTGATTAATTACCCAATTTTCATTTTCTAAATTGAAATCTTCATTGAAAAATATTTTTTTCATATCTTTTCCTAAGTTTCTTTTGTAAAGGTTTTCCAGGGAGTCCAAAGACCAGTGTATGTTGTGTCAGAATCTTTCATTGATCTAACCCTATATCTATATAAGCTTCCAGCTGATAAACCGGCAGGGGGAGTATAGGTAATAGTTCCAGTGCCTTCGGTATAAGGAGCTGAACCCGAGAAATAAGCGGCATCATCATTTGAATTATGATCAAAAAGGGTTAAAGTGTAAACGTCATTAAGCTGCTGTTCTACTTGTATTTGAAAATCCAAATCGCTTGAATTAACATCTACTGGCACATTGAAAATTAACGTATCTGTTGATGCTTCATCCGCCGTAACCATAGTGACCTGTTTGGGAAAGTGTGATAACAAGGCTCCTGCTGCAACTGTTATAGTTCCTGCTGAACCTGTTGAACCGTCAGAACCACCATTAGCTTCACTACCACCAGCCCCGCCGCTGCTACTTTCAATTCCTGTATTTGCAGTATGATTGATAGCTCCACCATTTCCACCATTTCCACCAGTTTGCGGGCCACTTGCACCACCTGATGCATCACCACCAGCACCACCATAAGTGTAAATATCAACTGCTCCAATTATTGAGCCAGTAATATGAATGTCCATTTGGCCGCCGCTACTACCACCTTTTCCAGGAGTATTTGCTAAACTTCTATTTCCACCTTTACCACCGGTAGAATAGAAAACCAAAGTGCCAGTGCAATCTCCACCAACGAAAAAATAATGCGATCCACCAGAGGGTGGAGAATAATCCTGTGACCCTTGTGGGCTTCTTGAGTCGATTCTTCCACTACCAGTAAAATTACCCACAACAGAAATATTTAATCCGGCTGAAGATGATTGCAAAGTTGAAGAAGAAACATCGTATATATAATCAGCGTTAATCGTATTTGGTATGTTTATATTCCCATCAACTAATATATTGCTTTCAACACCTGAACTTGTATTCTCAGTACCTAATAAAGAATTACTTGAACCGTCATCATTATGAGAGAAATTGCCACCAACCCAAGTCCTTAAAACACCTATTGAAGTACAATTTTCAAAAGTAAGATTACCTCCTACTTTCATCCAAGCATTGCTATCAGTTGTAAAAGTTGCACAGCCTTCAAAAGAAGCATCTCCGTGGCAATCAACACTATCAGAATGAAAATCACATTGATAACCAGCATCGCCAGCTTTGTTTTCAACCTTGATATCTCCGTAAACTTCTAAATTTCCACAATTTGACAGCTGAGATGATAGAATTACCAAATCACCTTTAACCAAAATATTATTACCGCCCGCATCGAGATTAGCACCCTCAAGGATTGTAAGATTATTATATACTGTATTCCCCGTCAAACTTGTGTTTGATGTAATAAGTTTGTCTACAATCATGGAATTATTTAGCTCACCCAATGCCATGCTTATTTTATAAAGATTATGTGATAATTCGTTATACTTACCGGTGCCACCGTCTTTTATTTCATCAAAATTTACACCCGGTTGAAAACCTGGTAATCCCATAACTTTCTCCTAAGTTTTTTCTACTCCATCAAGAATAAAGCTTATTTTATCAGCTATAGAAGCCTGTACCCTTATTGTTTCACCGACTGACATTGTTATTCCAGTTATTTGCATTGTAAAATTAGGGGCTATGATTTTATCATATGCTTTCCAATCTTCTCCCGAAGCTTCGCCCGCCGAGTCTGTATGCGCTATCCTAAAAGTTCTTTCTGAAGAATCTTGATTACAAATTGTTAGAACACCAACAAATTCAGTTGACTCCGGGCAAGCATATAATTGCTGTTCAAGTGCATCAGCTGGTCTAAGAGCTGCTTTTCTCCCATAATTATTCAAAGATTACCTTCCTTTCTGCAGTCCTCGCCATAAAATTAAACCTATAAATAATTGAAAAATGTAAATAATGTTTCAAAATTATCAACTAATCCCTGAGTTTCCGAAGTTTCATGTGAATGATTTAAATTAGCTTTTGAATCTAATTTTTCTTTAATTGAACTTTTACCACCTCTGGCTTCTATAATTTTATGATCTAACAATTCCATCTTAGACCTAAAATCTTCTAAATCATCTCTGGCTTCGTCCTCAAAATCCTCTATGCCAGAAATGGGGTAAGTTATATTCCAGCCCATATTATTATAATTCCATTATACTGAGAAAAAAATTATATACTTCAATATCATCCACATTTACAGCTTCTCCAGATGGAGTGTGAATATGATTATTATCTGATTTAGCATCTATCGCATCTTTTAATGTATCCATTCCAGGATGAGCTTCAGCTAACTCATCAGCCATCAAAGAACCGTTATTAGCCCAAGTGTCCAAAATATTTCTTGAGACTTCCTCAAATAAATCAGTCCCTGTTAAGGGAAATATGTTCCACTCATATGAACCAGCCATTAAATAGCCTCTTTAAGGTTAAACGTAACATTATAATGACCTAAAGATGATCTTGTAGCATCAGGTAAATTAATTGCCCTTGCAAAAGTAGCCCACATGAAATTATTTTCGTCAACTATTAGATAAGCCATTGGTCGAATTCCCCTGTCTTGGTGTATTTTATGCAAGAAATTATGAATATCACCACCAGCATCTATTGTTAAAGAACCTTTAAACTTTCTTATTACGTCACGATGTCTTATATAATCAGCCCCATTTGATAATTCTCTGATAATTGATTTATCTTCTAAACTCATACTTAAACCATATTTTGGATTTCGAAATATATTTGCTAAACCTGCCTTTATAACTCCAACTTTAATATAAGGATCAGAAGAACCTATAAACTCTAACTCTATTTTATGAATGTCGGATTGATAAGCGTATTCTGCCCAAATTTGAGTCCATTTTCGCCCGCCATCTGTTATTAGTTCATAATAAGTTGTGCATTGTCTAAGATTATAGTCATATGGACCGTCTAAAATAACTCCTTCGGTATCCTTGATGGTTATTTTAATTTTATTTGCATTCGTGTTAAATATGGCAATGGCGTTTGATGACCCACCAACTGTTAAGGTCATAGTTGGATTAGTTGTCGCTGATCTCCAGGTTTGCTTTAAATGATCATCTAATATATTATCATCAACAAATTCTTTATTTTCTTCATATACAGAAGCCACGCCTACTCCTCCAGTTCCAGCGTGGTTTGCAGTTAAAATCAAATTATCATCGTCTATAATGGATGCTATTTCGGACAAAATAAGATCACCACCATATAATTTTATTCTATCACCCACTTCAAGTTCAGTTGTAAAAGCCCCACCTGTAGCTGTTACATTTGGATTTCCGTTTATGAATGTAACGCCTCCTGTAATGTTTGTGGTGTTAACCTCAACAGCGGTTGTTTTTTCAGGGTATATTATTTTTAATCCCAATTCTAACTCCCTTGATAGGGGTACATAACACCTTCACCAATGATTTCTACTTCATTATTGTCAAAATTATAGGTTTTATCCCTAACCCTAAACCATGTTAAACTTTTATTTCCTAATGATTCATCAATAGCTGAGATTTTTTCTCCGAATTTTGGGGCTTCCCACTCCAAAGGAATGCTGATATTTACAACAACTCGATGTGAAATCGTTAAAATATTTTCAAAAGCTTCACGAATATTTTCCCTAGTATCATGAAACGCCTTAATTTCCTTTTCTTCTCCATATTCATTAAAATATCCTATCTTATAGTTTTCTCCAGATTCGAAAATATCACTATCTAAAGTAATTTCAGTTTCGGAATCTATCGAAATTATGCCAGCCTCAGTGTTATCTGTAATATTTCTTACAAACATTACAGGTTCGTACTGTTCAGTTGTGATATTATAATTTGCGTCTTTTATTTGATCAGAAATAAAAGATGCATTGGAATCTATAAGCGTTATCGTGCCTGTACTTGTTGCAGTTCCTTCAATTAATCTTATAAAATTTTCTTGAATTACTATCTCGCTCTCTTTGATGTAGTTTTTTGCAGGAATGGCTTCTCTTTTAATAATTGTTGATTTTATAAATTTTATAGGATCAAGATGCTCATAAATTGCTGGAAAAAAATTAAACTCAGTCTTTTTTGATGTTCCTCTATCAAGAAACATATCAATAAGATATAGTGTATTTGTGAAAGTATCAATTTCAAAAAAATGTGTAAAAAAAGCTGATACTTCTGAAAGAAAATCAACTAATAATATTTGATCTTCTTGGCAATAATTTACAGTAGGTGATGGTAATCTTACATACGTATTATCATAAGTAAGATTAAGCCTTGCAGATTCACAAGCCCAATCAAAAATCCCATCTAAATTTATATCTATGCCAACTCCAGAAAGAGACACTTCACCAACTGGATTAGCTGATAATGAAAATGTTCCATCACCATTATCTGTAACATTTCCATCAATGGTTTCATCATCATCATATACATGCCAGTTTGTACTAACAACACCTGAAATATATGCTTTATGATAAGTTGGCTTGCCTGATCTATCTTGAAGCCGAACAGGAATAATATGGGTAATTATACCAAAACCTCGCTTTAGTGGAACTACATCACCGTCATAGTTTGTTACAGTTTCAAGTAAATTTTTATTTGTTTTCAGATTATATAAATTATAAGTAATTTCTTCTCTTCCATTTTCTTTCAAATGTCCCGTGGCTGAAAATAAATTTACGGCATTATCTTCATCACTATTTGTATTTTTTACGTGAATCGGATACATTTGAATTGATGGAGGATTGTCATCTTTAAAAAATTCAGGTACGATCCCAAATGAACCCATGCCTAAACGAATAAATCCACCATAATCATAATCCATCTCATATGAAATCGAATCAAAACTAAGGATGTGACATTTCCAATTATGTTTTAACATATCAATATCTTCATTACTTATTTTATATATTTTCCCATTATGTGTTGCCTCTACAAGGAGCATTTAAACCGACCTCCTTGGAGTTACATATCTGTTTGATCTATTACTAGGCCGATCTGCTTTAATTTTCATTTTTTGAGCGATCATTGCAATTTCTTCTTTGGATACTTCTTGACCATTTTGTTCAAAAATTAATGTCAAATTAGTTGGTTGAGATTTGTTTTGAGAAGCTACCAATCTTTCCAAAAGCCTTAAAATGTCCGAGTTATCTTGAACCGGCGGAGTGAAATATTTTGGTAAATCACTTAAAGGGGCTACAACTTCAGTTCCTTTTTCGCCTATTATCGCCCTTGTTTCTTTGAAAGCTATTCCTCCCTCTCCTAAATAGCCGCCCCAGTAGCCGCCGCCTGGGGCACTTGGATTATCTATCCATTCCCTTTCTTTTTCATAGCCATAGGACGCCATTATTTTATCAGCATCCAACTGTAATTGAGCTTGGCCAATTCCATGTTGTGCTGATAAAGATTCAAGACCTTGACCGCCTGTTGAATGAGGGTTCCATTCCTCAGCAAGCCATTTTGCCATGGCTGCATCTGCATTAACATCAATCCCATATTTAGTTGATAAATCGCTGCTTAAGGCTGCGTTTGATTGTGGTTTATTACTGCCCCCACCTCCTCCTAAACCTCCGTTAAATTGCATCCATTCAACGGATTCTTTTAAAGAATCCCACATACCGCCTAATAAAGTTTTAACTTCATCTAAACTCATATTAGAGTTTTGAAGCTCTCTTACTGCATTTTCGGCGGCTCTTAATTGCTGTTTGTCTACAAGCATTTCAGGCTGAATACCAGCTTTGACAGCGTCCATATCGGCCAAAACTTTTTTGTAAATATCTTGGTATTTTTGATCTGATTTATGATTTTCTTGAGCTATTGATAAATAATCAGATGCAAAACTCATATACTCTTGAATAGCTTCTTGATTTCCTGAATTTGCAGCTTGTAGCAATTCTTCATAGTCTTGTTTGGCTGATTCTTCTTTTTCCTTAAATAGACCCACATTAAGATCTGAATATTTTATATTTCTCTGTGCTGATTCTATGGATCTAATTAGATCTTCTGCTTTCTCTCCAGCGTCTTCCCATAATTTAGCTACTTCATTTTGGCTATCAATCGCATCATCCCAACTACTGGCAGCATCATTGTAAATATCAGCCATCATTTGAGATACTTGTCCCGCTTCCTCCGTAGTTAAATCACCTGCATTTAAAAGAGAATTTGCTTGAGCTATTGACCAATCTAAAGAATTCATTCCAGACTGTTTAAAAGCCATATCTTGTTGAATTCCCAACAATGGATTCATTATTGCGTCTTGTTGAGCTTTTTTCGTTTGTTGAATGGTCTTGTTCCAGGCTTGCTGGATTTGATTTAGTTCTTCGATAGATGCGCTTGCTAATTGAGCGGACTCCATCCAATCTGAAAATTTATTATTAACTTGATTCAAATTCTGTTCGTATTCGGTCAGATCCCCATTTATAAGCTTAACTTCATCCATTATTTTACCGAGTTCAATCGATTTGACCGCTTCCAAAGCTTCTTTTTGCTTGTCTGCCAAAACATCGGTTTCATATCCAAGCTCGACTGCTTGATCAGTAAAATTTGCAAAGGTATTATTAACATCGTCTATGGCTGCCTGCATGGAGTTGAGTTCTTCACCAGCGATACCAGCCATGTAAGCATTTACATTATCAGCGAGATTTATTTCTGATTGTTTTTTTTGAGCTTTTAAAGTGTCCATTTGCAGGCCGTGGACGTCTTTTGCTAAATCCCAGGTTGCTTGCCAGTCCAGCTCCGGCACTTGCTCCGCCCATTGTTGAATTTGCAATCCTTGCGCTTGAAGTTGTTCTTGATATTGTAAGGCTTGATAGTCCGTTGAGGACATGGTTAATTGATTATGCTGATCTTGGAGTCCTGTTTCTATACCTAGTTGTGCTGTTATTGCAGCTTGAGCTTGAGCTTGTTTTTTATATTCTTCAGTTAAAGCCGCGATCTCATCAGCCGTTAATTCTGATTCAAGACCAGCATCAATTAATTTGCTAATAAAAGAATCAACTTGCGCATTGACCGCTTCAATTGTATTTTTTGCTTCATTTTGGAAAGGTCCAAGACTATCAATATATTTTTGTAAATTTACAGAAAGTTCATCTCTTACTTCTGCAAAATGTTGTTTTAATTCTTGTAAAGCTCCATTTAATTCATTAATTTCATCAACAGCGAGTTGTGTTTCTTCGCTTAACCCTTCTATATTATCTAGATTACTTACTACTTCTCCAAGCGATGTTAAAGCTGTCGGATCAAAATTAATATCTGGAATTTGCAAATTTCCTGTTGCATCAGTAATTTGATCTTTTAATTCTTTTATAATATTCCCTGGAAGATCACTACTGTGTAATTGATTAAGGAGCCCTTCATAAGCTGAATCAACTTCACCTATTAAAGATTCATACTGCCCTTTAGGATTAATGATTGAATCTATCATTGATTGAAAATGTTGAGATATTGAATATGCAACTGCCTTAGCTTTTTCTTCAAGATTTTCTAGAATAAGGCCAAGCGCCTCTTGAACCTGAGCTAATTGTTGTTCATCTAATGCCTGTACCGCAGTCCCAGATGCTGGACCTAAACCAAAAGACCCCATTCCAGCATTTTGTATTAAAGAAGCAACCCAGTCTGGGCCATACATTTGTAAAGTACTTGCCATGTCTATTCCGGTTAGCTTGTCAATTTCTTTGACAAGTGGTTGCATAGAATCATAAAAATATGATGACATATCTTTTACTTCACTTGACCACGGATTTTCATTTTCTAAAGCGGCGGTATTTCTTTGAATTTCAACTTTGTTTTCTTCAAGTTGATCAATTAGTTTATCCATCGCTTTTACATAAAGATCATTTTTAGATGGACCTGAGGATTTTTTACCAAAAAGTTTATTTGTTACAGCTCCAATTCCAACGGAAGCCAGCCCACCCGCAAGACCTCCAGCTATACCGCCCAAAGCCCCGCTTATACCAGAGCCGAATGCATCGCCTAAAGATGATGAAATGAAACTTGATAGTTCTTGTATTTGATCAGTTATTGCTGTATCTAAGACTGGTTTTATGATGGCTGATTCCACAACTTTCTTAAAAGCGTCGGTCAAATGGTCTTCTATAACTTCAGATGCTTTTTTACTGCTTTCTGTGGCTTCCCAAAATGCATCTATAAAAGTATTATTAATTTCCTCTTTCTGCCGTTTCATTATTCTTACAGCTTCCTGCATAGCCTGGATATCAGCTTGCATCCTTTCATTCGCATTTTTAACAGCATTTTTCATTAACTCATCATCTAAAGCTTTCATGGCTTTAAATGATTTTCTTTTTTCGTCTAACTCTTTATTGTTCATTGCCGTACGCCACTTAGCCCATTTTTCTTTTGTAGCGTTATGACTTGATTCTAAACTCCATAAATCTTTTTGTCTTTCTATTTGTTGATCTATTGATTCATCTTCATCTATAAGTTTAGGATCTTCCATTCTGGCTATAAATTTTTTGGCTTCTAAGGCATAAGCTAAAACTTCATCATATTTTTTCATTTCTTTTGTGATATAAGAACTAACAGCGTTCTTATGCATTTTTTTGTCGTACTCTTGCAAATCCTTAAATTTTTCTTTTGCCTCTTCTGTAAATTGTTTAACCGCCTCTATTCGACCAAGCATTGGATTATCCTTAATTACCTCTTTTGCTCGGTCGTTCATTTCCATATATGCTTTTTCAGCAGTTTTAAGTTCACGAGTATAATCAGAAAGATCTTCAGTTTGATTTTTAATGCTGTTATCTAAGGCCGATACTTGTCCTTGTTTTTGCCATGTTTTTTTTGTTTCTTCTTGAACTTCTTTTAATTTCGTTTTATATTTTTCAAGATCATTAAATAATGTTGCTAAATCAAGCCTGTCTTGACCCGTTCTTTTTTTCTTTCCTTGTAGTTTTTCTATTTCTTTTTCAGTTTCTTGAATTTTTACATTAAGTGTATCTATTTGCTTTATGAATGCATCAGTGCCAGTATTTTTTAAACTCTGATTTGCAAGATCATTGATAGCTTCTTTAAAAGAAACTCCTTTTTCAGATGCAATTCCTAAAATCTGAGCAGTTGTTTTAATGCCACCTATAAAAGTACCCATTAAATCAACAGCTCCGCCTAAAACTTTGAACAATCCAACAAAACCCTGAACAGTAACAGAAAGTGCATCTCCTAATGCTTTTAATTCTTCTTTGTTTTCCCTAATCCATTCAGTCGCGTCTTTTATCGCTTCGGTAACTTCTTGTTGGTGATCAGCAAATATATCTAACTTGATAGATTCGAGAGTTGAGCTTAATTCTTTCATAGCTCCGGCGGTGGTGTTTCTCATGGTGTCGGCAAGTTCTTTGCTTTCACCTTTGGCGTTTCTAACTGCTTTTTCTAATTCTTCATATTTATCAATGTTTGCTCTTAATGCTAAAACTCCTTTAGCTGCATACATGCCAAACATGTCTGTGACTTCATTAACACTTAATTGCTGCTTATTAATTTCTTTTAATACATCAATTAAATTCGAACCTTCATCCATGCCAAGCTTTTTAGCGGCTTTTCCCGTTCGCATAAGCGCTTGTGTCAAGCTTGTGCCGGCCATACTGCTTTTGATACCCGCTGTTCCAAGTATACCAATCATTGCGCTGGCTTTTTCTATGTCATAGCCCATCTGAGAAGCAACAGGCGCGACATACTTCATGGATTCACCCATCATTTCAATATTGGTATTTGATCTTGTAATAGTAGCTGCAAAAACATCATTAACTCTACCTAAATCATTAACTTGCATTCCCATAGCGGTCAATGTGTCAGTTGCTATATCGGCAGCTCTTCCAAGATCAATGCCGCCTGCTGTAGCTAAATCCAGAGTTCCAGATAATGCTTGAGTAGCTTCAGAAGCTGATAATCCAGCCATTCCAAGATATTGAAGTGCTTGTGCTGATTGACTCGCGCTCCATTCCGTAGTTTCTCCCATTTTACGAGCTTCAGCCTGAAGCATTGCAAATTCTTGTGCGGATGCTCTTGTAACTCCTTTTACGGTAGCCATTTGCTGTTCAAAAGCTGCGCCCACACCAACAATATCTTCGGTCATTCTTTTTAAAGCGTAGATAGTGCCAAGACTCACTAATGCACCACCCAATAATTTCACACTCTGGGACATACCTTTAAATGATTTATCAACTTGGCTTTGAGCTTTTTTAGCTTCATTTGCGGTCTTTTTTAAAGATTTGGAAAAATCATTAACTATCTTGGAAGCATTTTTTGTTCCAAACCCTTTACCTAATAGCTTTTCAAGGTCTTTGATTTCCTTTTCAGTCATTTGAGAAGCGTCACCGACTACTCTAAAACCTTTTTTAAGCTTTAAAGCGTTTGAATAAGCTTGACTTGTATCAAGGTTAATTCTTATTCCCGGCATTTTTAGACTTTCTTTTTAGCTCGTCCTGTTCTTGTTTTATTTTAGCGTCTCCGCGCCATTTTTCTAAAGTAAGCTTTTCAATTAAAATAATCTTCTCGTAAGTTTCGAAATCAGCATTATAATCTTTACAAAAATTTGAAATTGCCATTGTCGGTATTCCAGCAATTCCAAATCCAATTGGTCTATCTAAATCATTTAGTGTAGTCCAATATTTCCATGCAGTGACGTTTCCGTGCATTAACACAGGTTGGTCATCTGAGTGCTCGTTTTCACATCCTTTACATGGTGTTTTACCTTTACCGTGCAGCCGTCTACATTTTTTACATTTGTTCGGGTTAAATGAAAATAAGACGACTTTCCTTAGTTTCCCAGTTCAGCTTCCTTGTTTTTTTCCCTCTCATCTATACGTTTATGTAACTCAGTAAATGCAAAATCAACTATGTCAGGTCTTTCTTCGTAAAGAGCGATCTTATTTCTTTTGTTACAAGGCACAGAATTACCGTCCTCATCTTCAATCCCTTCCCATTCTTTAATAACCGCATCAATTTTGTCTACTTCAAGACCATCAAAATTTATTCCTGTTTTGCCTTCGTTAATTTCTAAATTCCTATTAGTAATACGTTTGTTTTTACCTTTTGGAATTTCTTGGCAAAAAAACTTAATCTTTGCTTCACCTTCTTCGTAAATAATGCAATGTTCGACATTTTTTTTCTTTAAAACAAAAGCCATTAATTCTTCCTCCGTTAATTAATTTAATTTTCCTCCGTAATAAAGAAGCGGGATGCACACGGAGGGATGCATTAAGATTTTTTTCGAGTTTTCCTCGATTTTTTTTCTTTTCCCGCTTCTAAATCTACCTTACCAGCTATAACTTTGCCTATTTCTAACCCCGATTTTATATCTTCAACAAAAAGTGCTTTGCCTGTCCTTACAAGCTTGTTGGCAGCTTCATCGTTGCACGACACCACGTTGTCAGTATCTTTATATTTAATTGTTTTCATGTTTCCCCTTTAACAGCTACAAAGCTCTATTGAATTTTCCCCAACCTCATTGGTGGTGTTATCAAGAATTCCCGAAATTGATAAATCAGCGCTAATACTACGCATTGGTTCTTCAACTCCTAACTGGATATTACTCATTGTTACTTTTCTAAGCGTAATGGCTAATCTTTGACCTTCAGCATTTCCTAAAAGAATATGATATTTCATTATTGTTTGATCTTGATTCTCTGAAAAGAATTTTGCATCTTGTTTTTTAAAATAGCCGTTGTAAGAAGAAGATATCTCCCTCTTGCCTTCAGCGTAAAATGTAGGATACTTGTCACCAATTTGATCATTAGGATAAGTTTTTGGACAGTTAATTGTTAAATCGGTTGTTCTAGTTACTGTTTGAACGTCATCAACCCATAATAATGTATCTACAGATTCGAGAACATTTGGAATACTTGTTATTGTTGATGGAACAAAACCAACTATTTCATCATTTTGTGCCCAACCACCAACAGGAATATTAGTTCCTAAAGTTATTTTATTAGTTGTTTTATTTATCGCTGTAATTAAAAATCCAGCACCACCATTATCACCATCATTTGAAGTATCAATATTCTTAATGTACGCTCCTTCTGAATATTGTCTTGCATCATTCACATCAATATCTGCTTGTCCTGCGCTAGCTAATGCGGTTAAGGCATCTGTACCAGCCCAAAAAAGCCTCATTCCTTGACCTTCAACATTAAAAGTGCACCCACCTTCATTGTTTAAGCCTAATGCTTTACTGCCCGTTGTACATCCAGCTATTTGATAAGTAAAATGATCTAATTGTGCAAATATGCTAAAAGAAGGGGAGGTTATATTCTGTTTGAAGAATCTACTTTTTAGAGAAGCTGCTACATCATCCGCATGAGTTGCGGCAGTTGTGCTGTTGTATCCACGTTCACAATTATGTAGTGTCCCTTCCGTGTCACTCGTCCAGGTAATTCCTCTATAAAATATCTGTTCAGTTTCACAGATAATTGTACCCATATCCGGCAACCAACCGTCAGCGAGAGAGTCAAAAACAAGATCAGTGTCAGAATCGCCCCAACCACCTCCGTTATTAACCGCTAAGGTAACAGCTCCCGTTGCAATAACACTACCAAGAAGGCTCTTAAATAGGATATCCCCCTGTATGGGATCGCCTAAATTAGCCGAATCAGGTAATCTTAAATACATTGGAAATGAAAATTTTGCAGGTTCGGCTGCGTTTTTAAATCGCTCTAAAACATCAAGAGTTTGTAAAATTTCTTCAGAATCTGAAACTGGAAAAATTTGATCCCCAGAAAACTCACCGGCTGCAATAATTGCATCTACAGCATCAGGGACTTTTAAAATTCCTGGTGTATCCTCTTCAATTGCAAATATCGATTGAATGTTACTTCTACCTACATCAGACATTTCAAACCTCCTTTTTTATAGCCCACAAACAAAAAAAGCCCGATCAAGCACCTATTTAAAGGCTTTTGATCGGGCGTTCGTTTTTGCGAAGTGTCCCTATTTTTAATTTTTTAAAATCTAAGTATACACTATACCAATTATATCCTATATGTCAACATATAAAATTGAGCAAACTTTATTATCTGAATTTAAACAAGTTCAATATGTTTAAAAATTAAATTCGCAAAGATGATACCAAATCCAAAAAATTTATTGCCAAAAAACTTTTTATTGAAAAATTAATAAAATCCATATATTTTAAAACCATGCATAAATTAAAAATGCGGTAAAGAATTAAATGAAAGAGTAGATAGTAAATCATAAGAATTTAATATTATTAAGAGTATCAGGCGTTGGTGCGCAAAATTAAAAAAATGAAACATCGAGGTACATATGTGCCCAAATAACAAAGTACAGATAGTGGCAAGAAGCTTTCCTGATAACCAAATTTTTTTACGACACAATATGCCCAAAAACATGGGAAGTACGAGGCCGAGCAGCATCTGGTTTTTCGGCACATATATCCACAACCGTAAGGAGATTTTTCACAATGGACATCCCAAGAATATTCAACATCACCGAAAGTGCTCACCGCATCCATAACCCGTTCACACCCGAAAAGTTCGCCACTCTCGGCGCAGCGCTGCGTATGGAATCAGGGACCCGAGTGCTTGACCTCGGCAGCGGTTCGGGGGAGATGCTATGCACCTGGGCACGCGATCACGGTGTCATCGGCACCGGCATCGATATGAGCCAATTGTTCACAGAGCAGGCAAAAAAACGTGCTGAAGAACTCGGCGTCGCCGATCAAGTCAAATTCATCCATGGCGATGCTGCTGGCTACGTCTCTGAGGTGAAAATTGATGTAGCAGCCTGTGTCGGTGCCACTTGGATCGCCGGCGGAGTTGCCGGCACTATCGAGCTTCTGGTGCGGAGCCTGCGCACCGGAGGGATCATCCTCATCGGCGAGTCCTACTGGCGGCAGTTACCGCCGACGGAAGATGTTGCCAAGGGGTGTCTTGCCAACTCGATCTCCGACTTTCTCATGCTTCCAGAACTTCTCGCGTCTTTCGACCATCTTGGCTACGATGTCGTTGAAATGGTTCTGGCTGACCAAGACGGCTGGGACAGATACGAGGCGGTCAAATGGCTCACCATGCGCCGATGGCTTGAGGCCAATCCCGATGACGAGTTCGCGAAAGATGTTCGAGCCAAACTGACCTCGGAACCCAAGCGCTACGCCGCTTACACGCGTGAATACTTAGGTTGGGGCGTGTTCGCACTAATGGCGAGATGATGAGGGGATTACCGGGGCTACACAGAAAGTGGGAAAAATCCAATCATGCCTAACAAGACAAATGGACTCGGCGTTAAAAAATATACGATTTGAAGCCAGCACAATATCTTGTGGCTATATTATCTGCCTCAAAATCACAACTTCTGCTATATATACGCCTTATATCATTGCATAAAATGGTCAAGATTGGCAGGACAAACCTACACTCTTGAATCAAAATGGATCGTTTTAAGGAGCTTGTCTAAAATTTGGATAACACGTCGAAATGACTCTGCTTTTTATCAAAAATTATATTGTATTAACAATATTCCCCTTAATTTCAACCTTGCAAACGTGCATATAATATCGCTTATCATCTGGATCAATCTTATTGCTTGTAATATCTACTTTTCCAGTATGAACCCCATTAATATTTTTTCTTCTAAATAATGTTCTTATGTCTTCAGCAAGAATTTCGCCCTTAGTAATTCCACTATTTTGAACAGATGTAAAAACATGAATATATAATATTCCAGATTCCCAATCTATAGCTTCAGGTGTTTGACCAATTTCACCCACCACAGAGTCACCCATTAAAATAAATGGTCTAATATAAGGATTTGTTCCATCGGGTTCATAATCCATCTCTTCCCACGCAATAGCTGTTTTGGTCCAGTTATTATTGAGATATGTATATAGTTTTTGTCTTAATTCAGTTCTCTTCATCAGCAAAATCCTCATCTAAAGGTATATAATTTCCATCAGCAGGAAAATAGTCAATGTTTGCTCTCCACTTTGAAACTCCGCCTTTATAGCATTTTATTATTATTTCTCCAGTTAGTTTATTATTCAAAAAATCATCAAGAAAGCGAAGAACCTCATTCCTTCCCTTCCCTATATTAGAAGATTTTTCAATGACTCTCATTCTTTCTATTTTCATTTTTTTTAAAATGGAATAAAACCCGGATTTGTTTTAATATATTTATTAAAAATATGAGTAAACTCTTGCAAGGTCACAGCAAACATACCGTTTGATCTTTGTTGACTGCTCCCATCTTCTAAGTTTTCTATATATTCAAGATTATTATACACCCAAATTTCCTTATCGCGTATTTCAAAACTCCAGTTACCACTTTCTTTTCTTGCATAATCCAAAGCAGCTTGAGCAGATCCGAAATCCTCACCAGTGTAAATACCATCATCATCTGAAGGTTCCGTTATACTTACATGAGTTGAGGCTTTTGCCCTGCCTGTATCAAAAGGAGTTCTTTCAACTATTTTAGTCAAAACATCAAAAACTGTCTTTGTAACCGCATCTTCAAAATCGACCTCTGTTGAGCTTGCAATTACCATTAGCGCTTTACTGAATGCTTTTGCATTATCAAATATTTGATCTACTGGCATTTATTATTTAAACCCTTTAATTTCTCGTAAAGCCTCTTCCCCACTACCAAGTTTAACTAAAACTGAACCCACATCACCTGTGAAATGATTTCCTGATACATATGTAAGCGCAATTAATGATAACATTTTGATAATACCAGATTGTGTTTTTACACATTTCATGGTAGTTTGCAGCATTTTTCTTAAGTTTTCTTCTGAAGGATTGTTAATTACTGAATCACAAACTTTATCTAAACCGGTTTCCATTTTTTCAGTTTGATCTAACGCGCCCAGCAAAGATTTAAGTATACCTTCTTTGTTTTTTAGCATTCGCATAAATAAATTAGCGTCAACCATTTCAAACGCCCCTAACCTGAACTTTATGCAGTATGCCTATTGCATCAGGCTTTACAGTTTCAACATTTTCAATCAGCCAATTATTTGAGTCAATAGTTATAATATCTCCAGATTCAGGATAAATTGCCAAATTATAAGCCGGAATTATAAGCCTCTTATCACCTTGCTTAATTAAAGTTCCGTCAATATGCTTTAAAAGGTAATTTGTTATCAAAGCGTATGTTGGGTACTCAGCATCCTGAGAAACCAGATAAATAGATACGTTATCATTATGGGTAGCTTTGTTTGTCCCTCCATTGCCTCGGACTAAACTGTTTAAAATATTTCCTGTTATGGAATCATATGCAATCTCTTCATTATCAATCCAAATAACACCGCTATCATAAAAAGCTTGAGATGGATCTTTAATATTTAATGAGGTTACTAAATCATCTATTGATCCATCTAATTGAGCCTCAGCATAAACTTCGACACCTATAATAGGATTATGGGCTCTTGATCGCTTCCTTTTAATCGCTATTTCAACACCATTTTCTTTAATATCTTCATATACGTCAATAGCCTCTTGCGTAAAATCGCCCATGTTAGCCTCTACCCAACTCGACGATGTTTCTTGGATAAACCAAACCAATAAGTAGGCTGTTTATCGACCTGTAAGAATCTAAAACAGGAACCTTGTCAAAGTATTCAGTCTCCAAAACATCTATTTTTTTTCTTTTCACATATCTTTTTTTATTTACATCCGGTAATAATGACCAAGGATTAATTAATTCTCTATAAGTAGCTTCATTCTGCGCTTTCTTTAGATTAATAGGTATTTTATCGTGACCAATTGCGTATCCATCACGGTCAGTCATGTTTATACGTGGAAACTGCGTAGCCTGATCTTCGCTTGCCCTTTTTCCGTAAAAATTCCTCGATTCAATATAAATCATGCCTCTATGTTTAGCTTCTTCAATCTTTGTATTATCCGTATAAGCTGAAATATCATGCCCGTAGAAAGCACAATGATCCTTGAAATCTTGAACAGAATTATAGGAATTTGCATTTTCGATTATTTGACCCGTTTCTACTATGATTGCCATTGTTCACCTAATATCTAATTTTGTATTATTTTTCCTTTTTAGCGACATCGAACTTTTTGAAATCTTCTTTTGTAGCTTCTTCTAAAGATTTCAGCATTTCAGCCATATCTTGTTTTGTGAATTTTATTTTCTTAGCTCCGCAATGGCATAATCCGCCACCGCCATTCTTAGGATTATTTGGGCAGCTCAGACAAGGTGGAGTAGTCATCCAATTAGGATAAAACTGTTTGATGTTTTTACATTCGCAGTATTCGTTAAAAGGTGAATTGATTTTCCCGCATTTAGGACATTCCCAACCTTGCATTGTTTCTATCCCTTCTAACAGATAAACTCGTTAAAGCTATCAAACCGGCTATCTTTGACCCCATTTAAAAATTAGCCGCTCTAAATCTGTTTCCGACAACATTGATTTCGTAATAAGACGTGCTAACAAACACATTCTCCAGTATAATAATTTTGTTTGTATCTTTAAAACAACAGTTTCCGCTACCGCTATTACCAACCTACCACCGGCTACTATAAAATTTCCCATTATTTTCCTTAAGTAAGTCCAATGAAGGGAGGAACAACCGTTGTTACGGTCGTTCCTATAAAACCCTTATATTTTTTCCTTGAAATATTTTTTTGGAATATACTCATCATGCTCAAAAATTACGATATCACCCCGTTTGCATTTTAAAGCTCTTGAAGATAAAAAACATTCAGATTTACAAATCATTGTTATTTGTTTTGTTTCCGCTTCTTCAACAACTGGTTCTTCTTTAACTTCAGGCTCTTTGGCTTCTTCTTTAGCCTTCTTATTAGTTTTCTTCTTTCCCGTCATGACGCACCTCCCTTAATTGACTAATTAACTATCTTGAGCGATATCTAGCCAACTATCAATAGAGCCTGCGGTCATAGCTCCGGTTACAATAGAATAAACCATTTTTAAAAATTGTTTAAGATTATTTCCAGGAAGAGACATATTAAATAAGTCCTTTCCCGGTACTAAATCAGCCGCGGGGAAAACACCTGATTTAATAACATCTTCCCAGGGACCTGTATTGGAATCGCCATGTTGAAGTGTTGCCTGTAATGTTCCTCCCGCGCCAGTTGCAAACTGAGTTCCAACTTTCGCATGAACATTAACAGGGTTGCCTTTGCCTAAATCCTCAGTTCCTAAATCAAGAATATTTGCACTATCATGATCGCCAATAGCAGTTTCTTCCTGATTGTCTGAAAATTCGAGTTCTGCATCTAAAATAGACATATTAAGCCTCCATATATTTTTTTATCATTTTTTTCATGTATCCTGTGGTGGTTAATGTTTTAAATCTTTTTTTTAATCTAAATTACGCTACAACAGCAGTTTCACTATCTAAAATCGAATCCACTTGACGAGTTGCAATACCTCTAAAATCCATCTGAGGTCGGCCAAATGGGTTATCTGCATTGTAATTTACATTAGTTTTATCCATGGCGTTTATATCCATCTGTGCGAGTATAGTTTTATTTGCATATATAACCGCGCCTGATCCGCCCATAGGCATTTCTCTTAAAGCTTTAACCAATACCTGTGGATCAAAGATATTACTTGAACCTGCGGTTTCAATATTGCAAATTCTTTGTATACATCGGTCGTCCCTAATTACTAATCCTGGTTTTACTTTAAAATGTGATTGAAATACTTTATACGGATTTTTATCTTCATCATAAACAGTTATTAAACCATCGTCTGTGTGAGTTATACCGATTGTTTCACTGTTTTTTGGATAGACCATATGAACTTTATCCTCTCCCCATTGAACAACCCAGATTGAAGTTAAATCATTGCCGCTACCTCCAGCATTAAGAACATTAGCTAAATCAATAGAATTATACCTGGTCGCAAGACCATTAATTTCTTCGGGGTTGCCTTTTCTATTCCCATAAATAAGCGTACTAGCTAATGTTTGACCTAAACCTTCAATGAATGCCAAATCTTCACTTAATCTAAAAGCTGGTTTATCGGGAGCTAAATCAACTACAGCTTCATCAACTTGTGAAAATGCCTCTAACATCCCGATCCCTTCAGTCAATTGACCAGTATCGGATTTTTCTCTTTTAACTCCCTTGTTGACTTTTCTCCATGACCCGGTAGGTAGATTTTTTCTTTTAGTGGTTATATGCGAAGTCGGACCATTCGCTCGTACCCAAATTGCATCATCAAGTATTGCATTATCTTTATTTAAAACTTCGGCAATTTTCGCAATTGCTCCGTTTTCAGTTCTTTTTGCCAGAGATAATAAAGTCATACTCTCCATTTTTTAATCTCCTTTTTATTAAAAATTTTATCCCCCATCCATCGATGGGTACATAGTTTTTGTTACACTTTCTTTTGGAGCATTAGGATTTGAAGGGAAATCGCCCGAACCTGGTACGGCTGAGTTTTTCAATAGCTGGTCTTTATCTGAATCATAATTCACAAGAATTCCTAAAGCTTCTTCGAGATCAGCTTCTTCTCCCACACGCAATTTTGACATTACTTTTTCACCATGTTTGGGTCCGCCTAAATAAAAAGACGTAACCAACCAATTCCCGCTATCATCTTTTTCCAATTTAATGTTATCGGAAAAATATTTATAAGCCGCTTTTGAGGTCATGTTTAACTTATCTTTGACGAAATTAGATGAGCCAAATTTTTCTCGTACCATAAAATCATAAATTTTATCTTCGAGAGATTTGATTGACTTATCATCTTCGTCT